TACGGAAACAACGGAATGATAACGCAAAGCGTGAGCAAGGAAGAACGGGAAGCCGGGACTAAGGGCGCAATATTAGGCAACGTGAAAATTATAAGCGGAGGCCAGCAAACGCAACAAACGCAACAGGCCGCCCCTGAGCCACCACGGAATACTGACGGATTACCATTTTAATGATTGAGGTCGGAATAATCTTAATCTACGCACTAGCCATTTACTTAACAGGTATGGCTAGTGTTAAAACATTAGCCTGGTGGTACAACGCTAGGCATAAAAAAGCAAACAATGGAGCGAGCTAAAATAGAGTTGCACCACGGGGATTGCATGGAAGCTATCAAGGATATGGCGGATAATACCTTTGATTTGGCTATTGTAGACCCGCCTTACGGCTTAGATTTTGGTTCATTTAATAGAACGAACAAAGCGAGCGATGGAACGAGATACAAGGCTAATAAATACCATAATGGCGATTGGGATAAGAGCATACCTACTGAAGAATACTGGAGCGAGCTGATGCGGGTAAGTAAAAATCAAATTGTGTGGGGGGGCAATTACTTTCCGCTACCGCCTACTCAATGTGTAGTATTTTGGTATAAGCACCAACCTGTAGCAAATTTTGCGGATGGTGAAATGGCTTGGACTTCATTTAAGAAACCTGCGCTTTGCTTTGACTTTCCTTATTACGGTGGAATACAAGGCAAAACAAAAGCAGATAGTAAAATACACCCAACGCAAAAACCTGTACAGTTGTACGAATGGCTTTTAGCAAAATTTGCGAATGAAGCTGATAAAATACTTGATACACACTTAGGTAGCGGAAGTATTGCTGTGGCTTGTTGGAATATGAAGTACGATTTATCTGCTTACGAAATATCAAAAGAGTATTACGATGCCGCCTGCAAGCGATTAGAAGCTCACAAGGCGCAGCTCCAGATGTTTTAAATGCAGCAACAAGCCAAAATAAGTTGTATATTTGTAAGACAGTTGCCGTTGTCCACTTATAGGCACTAACAAAATTGAACCCTTATGCCGGATGGAGTGGACACCTGAAGGCGTAAGGGTTTTTTAATTGGTGAACCGACCATAATTCGGTTAGAAGAAATGGCAAATATATCTATTCAGTTTATCGGGGAAGCATCCGATTACAATCAAGACAAATTACAGGTCTATGCTACCTACCAAAACAAATTATGTGTAAGTATTGAAAGCGATACTGAGCAGCACATAATTTTGGATTTATCCACAGCTATTAGATTTTCTAAAGAAGTTAGGAAGCAAATAGCGCTAATAAAAAAGGAGGTGGGTAATGAAAGGTAAAAAATCATTTACAGCATACTGCGATTGGATAGAAACCTTTGACGAGCTTACGGATGAGGAGGCCGGAAAGTTGGTTAAACACCTATTTAGATACGTGAACGATCAAAATCCTGATGCACCTGACCGCGTTACAAAACTGTTATTTGCACCAATAAAAGCCACATTAAAAAGGGATTTGCAAAAATGGCTAAATCGCGTGGAGGCCAACAGGGATAATGGTTTAAAGGGCGGACGACCCAAAAAGCAAAATAACCCAAAAAAACCCAATGGGTTATCACAAAAGCCGAATAACCCAACAAAAGGCGATAGAGATAGTGTAAGGGATAGGGATAGGGATAGTGTTAGTGTTAGTGATAAGGAAGTAAATACACGTCCGTCTGATTTTACAGAATTTAAAAATTACGCTATTGACAAAGCAGAACAGAAAAACCTAAATTTAGATTTGACCAAGTTGGAGCTAAAATTTGACAGTTGGAAAGAAGCAGGCTGGATAAACGGAAATGGCAAAAGGATTAAAAACTGGAAATCAACACTCCTAAACACTTTACCGTATTTACAAAAAGAAAAAAGTTCCGCTAAAAAAGAAAGTCAAATGGATAAATTAAGCAGAATACGATGAACACACTAATGAAAATTACCAACGCAATGAAAGCCCCGCCAATTAAGGAGCAGCTAAACAGGGAGGAGTTGGCGCAAATTTATCGCAGGGCTATAAAACTAGCAGGAATAAAAAGTTTTGACCCTGATGACGTATCGGAAGATTTAAGCCTAACCATACCTTTACTCAAGCGGGAATTTCCGAGCCTAACAATTAAGGAGATACAATATGCAGTAGAGCAGGGAGCAGTCGGTTACTATGGGGAATTTCACGGCATCAACCCCAAAACCTTCATGGACTGGATAAGAGCCTACCGAAATAGCACCGAATGGAAACAGGCCAAAAATCAAAAGGAACCGGCACGGAAAGAGTTACCCCGACCGAAGGAATTAACCCCAGCCCAAAAAAAAGACATCTGGAACGATGCCAAAAAAAGGTACTTGGAAAGCCACAGCCTCCAGGGCGGAGTATGGTTGTATGGCATAGGCCTTGAGTTAGGCTACATAGACGCCCGTGACGAGATTTTTATTCAAGAAGTGAGGTATAAGACCGAAAAGAAATTAAAAGACCGTATAGAGGCCTTAAAACAGCAAAGGCTAATCCAACGGCAAGCGGTCAAAGAATATCAGGCTATATTGGAAACGGAAACGGACCAGCGAAAAAAGTACCCCAAATGGGTAGCGGAGTGTAAAAGAGAAGCAGTGAAACTAACATTTGAAAAATGAGAAGCCAATTAACAGTACTTACAGACGAGAACGGAAAAGAAACCTACCACGGATCACTTCGGGAGGCATGTAATGCAGCGGGACTAAAAGAGCAAACAGTCCGCAATCACATGAGCAAACGAGGGGAGCGGAGGTATGAAACCAGCTACGGAAAGAACAACTACAAAGTGGAAGTTATCACCAAAGCTAATCCGAGATACCTAAACGCCCACGCGGAGTATTTAAAAACAAAGTAGTATATTAGAACCCTTAAAACATAACAAACATGGAAAAGCAAAAGATCACATTAGACGGTGAGTACACCACGAGAGACGGAAAAGAAGTAAGAATTTATGCCGTAGATGCAGGAGGTTCACACCCCGTACATGGAGCGGTTAAATCATTTGGTAAATGGAAGGCTCAGGCATGGAGTAAACACGGAAAAAGTACAAGGAATTATTTTAACCTTATCCCCAAAAAGAAAACAAAAAAGGTTTGGATAGCAATCGCTTACAGTAAAATGTTAGAGAGGGTTATTGCAAATGTTTACGATAGCTTAGAGGAGTTGAAGGAAAATTTTGACAACAGTAAGGGTTGGGCAAAAATGGAAGTAATTGAAAGAGAATACGAGATATGAGCTACTACAACACCACCAACCTAACAGGAACGGAACTAGACGACAGCCACCGAAAAAAGCCAAAGGCAGGAATATGTAGTTTTAGGCATTTTTCAGCGCCACAAGGAATTAACGGCCTCCGATGCCTGGAGCTACTACACTGCACGGAAAAGAGCGCCTCTCACTAGCATAAGGCGCTCAATTACCAACCTAACAACGGACGGACATTTAAAAAAGACCGACCGCCAAAAAATAGGAATGTACGGAAAACCAGAATACATATACGAGTTAAATGCCTAAATTTGCATAGAGCATAATTATTAATAATTTTTTTTAATCAATGCCAGACGGTAGAAAAAATAACGGAGGCCACAAAACAGCAGGAAGAAAACCAAAGGCCGATGAGATAAAAATGATTGAGCGCATGGATGCTATTTTAGTGCCAGATAGCGCATGGAAGGCATTGGCGGACAAGGTAAAGGAGGGCGATACCCAAGCTATTAAAACATGGTTGGCGTATCGCTACGGACAGCCTAAGCAATCAGTAGACCACACCACCAACGGAAAGGAAATAAAAGCACCCCCAATAAGCTGGACAGATGGAACTGATTAGTCAGTACCGACCATTATTTGTTGAAAATCCAAAAACCAGATACACCTTTATTACAGGCGGACGGGGTTCGGCAAAATCGTTTCATGTATCTACATTTCTGCTAAACCTCACGTATCAACCCGGCCACGTAATACTGTTTACACGTTGGACGTTGACCTCCGCTCACATTTCTATTATTCCAGAGTACTTGGAAAAAATAGATTTGCTGAACTTGGAGAATGATTTTGAGATTAAGCAAACGGAAATAGTAAACAAGGCAAGCGGGAGCCGTATCGTATTTCGGGGCATTAAAACCAGTCAAGGAACAGCCACGGCCAACTTAAAATCAATTCAAGGCGTAACCACCTGGGTGCTCGATGAAGCGGAGGAAATGCACGATGAGGACGCCTTTGACCGCATAGACCTATCAATCCGGCACAAGAGCTTACCCAACCGTGTTATTATGGTGATGAACCCTAGCAATAGGGAGCATATGCTATTTAAGAAGTTTGCCGAAACCAAGCGGGCGGATACTACCTATATTCACACCACCTACTTAGACAACGCTAAAAACCTAAGCAAATCCTTTATCGAGCAGGCAGAGCGGACTAAGGAAACCAATCTACTCAGGTACAATCATATTTTTTTAGGTGAATGGATAGACAGCGCCGAAGGGCTATTATGGGATAGTAAGCTCATTGAAAAGTACAGGGTAAAAGAAGCACCAAAATTAGCCAGGGTAATTGCGGCCATTGACCCAGCCGTAACCGCTAACGAAAGGAGCGATGAGACAGGTATCGTATTAGTAGCGGAGGGACGAGATAAACACTACTATGTTTTAGAGGACAGCTCAGGCCGATATACACCCGAACAATGGGCAAGCGTGGCCAAAGAAACAGCGGACAGTCAAAACGCGGACGCATACGTGGCGGAGGGTAATCAAGGCCATGATTTAGTGGCTTCTAATTTGCGGCACGTAGATAAACACCGAAGGGTTAAAATGGTAAGAGCTACACGCGGAAAGCACGTCAGAGCGGAGCCAATCTACTCACTATACGAACAAGGCCTTGTTCATCATGTAGGTCATTTCCCTAGCTTAGAAAGTCAGATGGTAAGTTGGAACCCAAACGAGAACACAAAAAGCCCAGATAGGGTGGATGCATTAGTTTGGGGATTAACAGAGCTAAGCCGCAAAATAAGCGTACAGGGCAAGTCAAACGCGGGGCCATTAGCCCGGCACAAGAAGAAAAGGCTATGATTTTCAAAATGGGGTATTTTATTTTTATCTCATCGCTGAACGGATTAGACGAAACCCGCACCAATAGCCAATCCGACAAATCGGGGTATTTTTATAAATTAGAACAAATACAACAAGTCAAATGATTAAGATTAGATTAGGCGGCTGGCCGTTTGTGTTACCGCAGGACTGGAGCGAAGTAAGCCCGACCAAAGCTCGGAAACTATCAGAAACCAANCCAGAGGACATAAGACAACGATTGCACATTTTAGGNGGTATNCCACCNAAGGATAAAATAGAGCTATCCCCAGACGTGGTGCTTTCAGCTTATGAGATTATTTCATTTGTTGAAGAGTTGCCAGAGTTGGTGCAGAATAAACATGACTTGGGAGATTTAAAGGCGTGGATTGAAAACGAATGGAGCTTCGCCGAATTTGAGGCAGCGCGGAAAGTAATATTAAAGCATCAGAAGCAACTCAGCATCGGACTAATAGAATTGGCCGATTTAAAAGGGCACGGTCAGGACTACTTAGAAATAGGCAGCAAGATATTAGACGGCATTAACGCTTTTACTAGGCAATATGAGCAGTTTGGAATATACGAAGAACAGGAACCCAGCGTCGAAGAAGAGCTAGCAGGAATTGAAAGATTGCAGGCCTTTGGCGTATATCCGATATTAGAACAGCTAGGCCAAAAATACGGCAAGTACCCCAAGGAAATAGAGAAGGAGCCGGTTGGATGGGTCATGTTGGAATATACTCATAACTTTGTGAAAGATAGCTTCATAGATAAAATGCGTAAATTGCACAACAAAAAATGAGCACCTACAAATACATAGACGGAGCGTTTAAAGGAGTGGCAGAGGCCTTATATCCTAATTTGAAGTACGTCAAGGGAACGCAGGACGAGGTCGCTCAGGCAGAGCTAGAACCCGACCAAGTGTTATTCGCAATATTCGCAAATTACAACCTAGTTAAAAGAGAGGTATCGGACAACGTAGCCACGGCTA